CCCTTTGAGTGCCGTACTGTTGTTCATATATTACACTCAAATTCTTTTGCTCGTCCTTGTATCGTAATACGCAGACTAGGTCGTTTTTAATAAAGAAAAACGTTCCTCAAAACTTCTAACTCTGATAAGGTGGATTCAACATCTTAACCTCTCTTTGTTATGGTAGTCATTTTTTAGAGGTACGGCTACCAATACCTAATAACACTATACTACGAATCCAACCCTAAATCAATAGTGATTTGAAACAATCTTGTGGATAACCGAAAGTTCAGGGAACTTTTGCTTCCCGGGCCCTGCGGGACATCCGGGCTCCAGACCCTCGGCCCTCGCGACATTGAGTTCATTGGGGAGTTTGGGAGTTTGGGGGAGTTAGAAAATAAGCACAAGGAGGAAATACACTGCGATCAGGACCAAAGCCCACTTCACAGGTATTAATAATCCTAATAACCAATCCATATTTTCCTTTCTAATTCTTGCATCCTGCTGCGCCCGCCTTCCAGCTGCTGCAGCCTCCCTCCTGGATCCTGACCTTATTTCAAGGATTTTGGGGAGTTTCGGAGCTTCATCCTGTTATATAACCATCTACCAGGCGTCTGTCAAGAGCCCGGGCGAAATATTTATCGCAGAACTCAGCCATTTCTCCGTGAAGTAAACGACCGGGGCGCCCGGTGCGTCCCAGCTCTCCAAATAAAACCACAGAACTCTGCTATTTTATTCAGGGGAGTTTGGGAGTTTCACCCAGAATCAGTCCCCGGGCACCAGCGGGCGCCCGGGAGACTTATCCACAGGTTATCCACAGGTTATTAACATTAGGGGAGTTTGGGAGTTTAAGCCAAACTCCCCCTTGTTTCTAGTTAGTCGTGCCTCGAACTATGTCCGAAACTTGACCAAAGAAAGAGTCATCGCTTTTCTCCATTTCTTTTTCAACTCGCTTTGCATTGCGTGTCATGACAGGAACAACCCCATCATAATGATTCGCAATCCTTTTAAGCGTTTCATTCATTTCTTCTTGATTATCAGCAATCCTATTGAGTGCTATATTAATTTGATCGTCTACTACCATAATAACCTTCTCTTTCTATTTGCATTATACCACAAACTTATCCACAATGCAACAACTCATTTGAACTATTTTCCTGAAGTGAGACTGGGAATCCCGGGAGCTCGAAGCCTGAAGCATCTGGACTGATCATCGAGATCCACGGACAAGTTAAGGTTTTCTGGGGAGTTTCAGGAGTTTCAACCTGCCACCAGGAGTTCCATCCAGATGCTTCAGGCTTCGAGCTCCCGGGCAATCGCAGAACTCTGCCATTTTCCTTGACAGGGAAGTCCCGGCGCGCCCAGCGGGACAACTGGCCGGCTGCACGGAAATCGGCAGATTAGTTATATTACTTGGGGGAGTTTGGGAGTTTGGCCGGCGGGCGCCCCGGTGCCTCCGGGCACTTATCCACAGGTTATTAACAGGTTATACACAATTAGGGAGTTTGGGAGTTTGCGACAATTTGTCGCATATCAAGGTCCGCGAGCCATCCTTCGTACAACCCGGGCACAGAATCAATGCCCTTGTCGCGCAGTTCTTGGGCCAAGCGACCGGGAAACAGTTTGACCCAACGACCCTTAGGGGCCTTGGGTAAGTCCACAAGTATAAATACGAGTGCGCCACTACCTCCCCACCACTTATTCCAAGCGGTTTGGAGAGGTGAAATACGTACCTTTCCGTTAGGTTGCATTATTTTTAATTCAAGCGTAAAGAATCCTGTCTTCTTATGAAATACTATGCAATCAGGAAATCCTGGCGTAGCATAGCTCTCAATCCTCGATACGAGATATTTTTCCTCCCCACTTTCCAACAACTTCTTTACACTCTTCCAAAAGTTTGTTTCCGTCTTTACGGTCATACTTCGTTCTGTCCCTCACTACTCTTGGTTTCCACTTCGGTGACGTCCTTAATTCCTTTGCCATCGGATTTCTCTTCGACCGAAAGTACAGTTTGATTACCTTCTTTTTTGAATTTTCCATCTAATCCTAATTCCTTTAATTGTTTCAAAACTTCCGCACGTGACATACTGTCAATCGTTCCTGTTCTGATTTCTTTTCTATCAATGTACAATCCTGCAGCCTGCCCTCGCAACCGCTCAGCATTAACAGCAGCACTGAAAGACTTCTCAGTGAGAGATCTTTCCCTAAGCCTAGCCAATTCCTGTACATGTTTTTGGAGTTTAACTTCATGTGTTTTTTCAATTTCTGCCCTTCTTTTAACAATGGCAGATACTACATGGGGGTATCTCCTCCCATTCAATAGCACGGAGGCAGTCACATTTGCGCTATCCTCACTATAGCCAGCTTGGCGTGCGCATTCAGTAGGTGTTAATCGTCCTTCATTCTCCGTAAAAATCTTAACAAACATCCTCTGCTTAACAGTCAGTCTGTCCGCCCCCTTGGGGTATTTAATGGACATGTCTTGTGCCACCAATGTGCCACCACTATCTTCTCCACTTATCTTTGGATCAACCATCGTAAGTCCTTGTAGTAGTAGGATTTTTACTCATATATAAATCCTAAAAAACTAAAAATGTCACTTGCGTAGACAAGGGGTGGTACATTGCTGGCACAACGTAAGTTATTGAAATACATATCATAATCGTCATTTGTGCCACTGTGCCACCTATCCCGGTATAGAAAATTTAAAAAAAACATTTGAGCAAATATCCCCCTACTATAGTATAACAATTGATCGGCTTGCACCTTTTTGGCTTTTTATCCAATTTCTTCGCTTCAATTGGTGTATCAAACCATGAACTGGAGACTTTGATTTATACCCAAGCACCTGTTTCAACTCTTCATACGAGGGTGAGTATTTATTAGACTCAATAAATTTCACAATAACATCATACACCTTTTTTTGTGTGGGTGTTAGACCTAATTTATTTCTTTTCTTCGTATCCTTTTGCGTCTGGGTGCCCATAATAATCCTTCCTCACTTTTGCCAGCATTTCATTGCGCCCCAGTTCCGGAATTTCTTCGGGAGTGATGGAATCATAGAGTGCGCGTTGCAGTTTCTTTTCTTCAGCTGTTAGTTTCATTGGTTTGTAGTAGTTATTCCCCTTCTTCGCCCATGTTACACGAATTCCTACTGGAGGACGATTAAGCGTGATTCCATGGACATTCTGGTGCGCAGCCGTCCACGTACCCGGCGCATGGTATTTCTCCAATACATAGTTGTAGCATTCCTCATTGGAGGCAAAGTCAACAATTTCCTTGCTGAGCAGCTCCGCGTCCTTCCATACATTAATCTCGTACTTGTCCATAAGCCTTTTCCAGATATTCTATTTTCTTAACCCAACCTTTGGGTATAGTAATATATCTTCCTCCTTCCTTATCGTCTTCCTTTGTCTCCTGCGGATCCAGGCACCACGATCCCATGATTGTAACCCTTTGCTCATCATTCCTAATCATCCAACCAATATCAACGCATGTTGCCAATTTGGCATTCATCATTTTGCCCAGAGGCACCCATCCCGTATCGCCGTCCATGGCGTCCATCCAGGTTATGCGGACCATCGGCCAGCAGTCCGGATGTTTAATCGAGGGTGAACTGCTCTTCGGTTCCGTTTTTTCGTTCGAATTTTGCATTGTCCTCATCATCCCTGTGCCTATGCCCTTCCGTTACCACATCCATGATCTGGGATTTGGTTTGTAGCCTTACCTCATAATCCTGGAATACTACTACCCAAAAGCGTGCTTCTCCACCCTGCGTAGTGGTGGCTTTGCCTGCCTTGAAGTTTTCCACTGTCTTGCGGAAACCCATGGATAATAATTCTAACAGTCTGGACTTAAACAATACACGATCGGACATATCCTCGAATCGAACGTACCATGAAGGCTTCTCCGTCAACCCCGTCTTGGGATTGATGGCGCCGTCATCCACTTGGAACATATCTGTAATCTTCAGTGTTGCCATTAGTTTATTGTATCCTTGTTGTTCCAGTTGTTCGCTGCTTCGCGATATTTCTCCTGGAGTTTTTCCTCATCGAATCCAGCCATAGTTCTGGCTTTATTCCGTTCTTGATAACTCTTTGCGTAGTCATCAATAATCTCCATAAGCATAGCTGTTGGAAACTGGACGCCGTGCACTGTAACTACACTGAGCTTTCCAAGTGTCTCTTGGAAATTGTCCCTTTCCTCCTCGCACTTGCGGAGAATTTCTCTAAACTCTTTTACTGCTTTTACTAATTCCTGCATTCCTTATCCTTATTCCTTTCTCATCGGCTGCTTTCTTAATGATATGCATCATCTCCTGTCCCGGTCCACGGTGCATGCTCAGCCCCATGCGCACCAATGCGTCATAGTAGGGAATCTTGATCGCCACACTCTTGTATCTTGTCGTATCAACCATTGTCTCTTTCCCTTATTCTCTCCAGAGAGGAAAAAAAATCCTTTCCTTTCTTGGTCATTACAAGATTCTTGTGCCTTTTATCCTTAGGATTAATTTCTTGTGCGACAAATTCCAGACCCTTCCTAAAATATTCTTTTCCATTATGGCTCTTATAGGAGTGCCCCTTGCAAAGGACACCACAAATTTGTGACGCAGTGCTGAAGGGATAATTAAGCTCTTTTTTAATATCCGTGGCTGTCAGTTTTCCATCATTAATTTTAATATAATTAAGGGCTCTCATATGGCATGGCTTTCTTTCATTGAAACGCCCATGTGATGCATTAAGTTAAAAGCTGTGAATAATTGTTGTTCAATCATTTTTCATCCTTTTTAGAACACGCTTGGAGCTCGGCCTCTTCGTGAATTGGGGTTGGTGTTTATTTGGAGCGCTACTGCTCCATTTTATCAGGGCAAGTTTTTTGCCGCCAGTCTGTTCATAATTTTTATTCATTATTGGTTTTTTCCCTTAGTTTTTTAACCAGCAACTCTTCCACAAATTCCAACACCCCAAGATCTTCTCTCATGTTTAGGATATGGAGAACCTTCTTGGCTTCCTTATCCGTGAAATGAATCATCATCCCATTGGTGTATGGGGTGTTCTCCCCCACGTTGGTGATCTTATTCTCCTCGAGTATTTTTACCACTTCCTTAGTCTTCATGTAATGTTCCGGGTTCCATGGCATTCATTCCCCCATTACCTTCGTGAAATGCCTGAAATGGTTAGGATAATTCAACTGCATGTAGGTGATCGTTATCATATAAAAAATGATCAACACTGTTATGCCTGTCAAGATATATCTCATTTCCACCCTTCAAAATAATAGAGAACAAGAGCGATCCCAATCACAGTCAGTATGATGTAAATCTCCCAATCCATCAGTCCGTTCCTTCCGTGGTGGGGTCCCCGCGTTTCATGTTGAGATGTTCCGTGAACAGTCCCATTGTATGCTCCCCGTTCTTTGACAACCCATGCTTAAGCTCCTCAACACGGTCATTCAATACATTGATCGCCGTATGGAGATGGCCCGTGTCGCGTGGCTTAAGGCGTCCCACAAGCACGCGCACTTCGTCCATGAGCGCGAACATGTGGTCCATCCTTTCCTTACGGGTCTTAAGCGTCATTCCAAGTTTCTTCGTCAATGATATCGTTGATCTTCTCAACGATGTCGTTTTCCTTTTCGTGCAATGTCTCTAGCTTATCAAGCTCTTTCTTGATTCTATCTAGAGGGTTTTTCTTTGCTTTCTTAGCTTTCTTTTTAGTCATGGTGCCTCCTGAAAGGACAGTCATTTGTCCTTTCTCATTCTTTCGATTGCTGCAACTTCATCCAAATGATCAGCTGCCTTGTAGTCCACATCGTCGTAGTCCTCGTGCATCGAACAAAGGATTTCCTCCTTGTCCTGCATCTCCTTGAAGAATTTCTCTTTTCGTCGCTTCTCGCTTGGAGTCATGAAGAATCCTAGCTGCTTTCCAATTGCCTTAAAAATTGATTTAAGTTTCTTAATCATCCAACCTTCTTAATCCTCTCAATCCACTCCCTTATGAGCGGTTTTCCCAGCCGCATTGGCCCTTGCATGTATACTCCACTGCCATCGGAGCCTACGAACTTTAATGTTCGAATCATCGCATCCTCCTCGTTCTTGGCCCGGATGGTATAGTTGAATGTGAGCTCGCGCTTTGTTGTAATGTTGAAAGTATATTTTTCCTCTCCCTTTTCAACATGGAATGTCTTGATATTACCAATCTCCTTGTCAATTTTTCCTTCCTGGGGACGCTCAAATTTTATAGGCTTTGGGGGTTTTTTCATATTGCGCACTTTTGTAACAGCCATAAGACAATAACGATGAGTCCCACCCACCAGATAGCATTTCCAATTAGCCACCCAATCATAGGATCATCGCCAGTATGAATATTATTAATGAGATTTTGATTGGAACCAC